TGAGTCTCCCCCCGCCCAACAAGGAATCGAACCTTGGAAAATTAGAAGGGCTAATTAACTCAGTGAGTAAACTGAGACGTCACCAGACGTTTTAACAGCGACTTTGTTTAGCTACCGTGAGGTATCAACTCTCTCACGTTGTTACGACTTTGTTTAATGTGAGGTATCAGATCTCTCACGCGGTGTTCTCTTTTCGCAGCGGGCAAGGGGGTTTCCCGCGTTTGCAACAACCAGCAGGTATCATCGTCGGCGCACCACCGCCGCCTGCCGCACTTTAAGGCCCGAAACGAACTTGTACTACTTACTGCAACTCACGCACCCGGAGGCGGGGCCCATCCACAGCAACACGAGGCTCCACCACACGCCGTTGGGTTCGAACCAACTAACTAAACGCTGCCCACGAAGGAGCACGGGCATTCTGAAGCACTTACACGCCCGAAGGCGACGGCCCGGCCACAAATGAAGCTGCTTCCAAAATCCTGCACGAATACAAGCACCCTTTACTGTTCTCACTCCCGCTCACGCACCCGGAGGCGGAGTCCATCCACATCATCACGAAGCACCACCACACGCCGTCGGATTCGAACCGACTAACTAAACGTCGCCCACAAGGAGCACGGGCATTAAGCACTTACGCACCCGGAGGTGCAGGCCCGGCCACAAATGACGATGCTTCCAAAAACCAAGAGCTACCCAGCTACGGTCACGGTCCGCAGTCCGCACTTGTCAACGTGACGCGGATGAGGATCCATCCCCGCAGGAACTTCACCATGTTGATATGTCACGGCTGTGCCAGAATGCCATTTCAGGCGAGTCGTTGGGCTTTGGGCTGGTGGCAAAGCGACGAGGCGCGCCCACCTCGCAGGAAAAGCAAGCTTAACCTGACCACCGAACGAGAGGGTGAGAATCCAGCATGGGTGTCCCAACTGACCAAGGGCGTCTGACAACATAGCGCGCATCCCTCTCAACTGGCACCTCTCGTTCACAACCTGTCCCAACACTCCGCGGTACACACCAGTGGTGAAACACTAACAGCCGCCGCGTCACCGACTGCCACTGGTCACGTCTTTCCGCGATGTCACGCTACTCTCAGCGAGTCAAGTGGCTTTCCACTTTGTCAAAAAACCAACTTCTTCCATCAACGGCAGGAAGAAAAACTAGCTCAATTCTCACAAAAGCTAGAAACAGGAAGGCTTTTTCTGTTTTTTGCT